AACGACGATAGATTCATGGTGGTCGCGGAGCACAGTGATACCCACAAAGTCGTAGACGCCCGACGCCAGCGCTAGGACGCGCGCCGCCACACTGATCCCCGCAAGCGCCGCACCTTCGTTAGACGCAAAACATACCAGGCATTGGTGGGCTTGTAGATCAACTCCACATCGCGCACCTTGGGTCCCTCAAGGACAAAGACGCGCCAGGCTGGGTCGTCACGCAGGGCCTTCAGGTGGGCCGTCAGCGTGTCGTCCGTGATGTCCCCGCTGAAGAGGCTGAGGGCCGCGTCGGCAACGAATCTGTCGTGCGTGTCAGAGCGGGCCGTGGTGTCCGAGTTGTCCATCATTAATCCCCTACAGGCTCCCACCATTGTCTTGCAGGCGCAACGGCTGGCAAGTGGTGCAGATGGGATCAGTTGCTGTCAAGCCAAACACGCCTGGGGGTGTGCGTCTGGATTTGCGAGAGAAGAGGGCACTCGGCGCGATAGTCCCGACGCACTGCACACACGTAAACGCGACGACGGCGTGGTAGGCCGTCGTGATCGCGCCGGTATCCAGCGTGGCGCGTCGGACCCTGTGGCTCTTCACGCCGCTTCCCATCATCGACCTTCCTCCTACAGCGATTCTAACACGCCCCACACGCCGAGAGAGCTACGGGGACATAGGTGTCCCCGTAGCCCTCACAACTCTCACAGGCTGCCCAGTGGCCTTTACGCGGCCGTCTTGGGCTCACCCGCCTCGGCCTGCTCCCGTGCCGCTCGTGCCGCCGCGTTCTTTGCATAACGCGCCTCATCGTCCGCGATCTCGGCCAAACGCTCGCGGCATTGCGCGCCGTCGTGGTCGTCGAGGTGGTCGGCGGCATCGGTCGCTAACCGTGCGGCGATGCGCATCGTCGCGGACATCAGGCGGTATTTCGGGGTCGGATGGTCGTCCACGTCGCCGCCGTGGGGCTCGATGGTGTGCACATAGTAGCGCAGGAGGTTGATGGTGTCCCAGAGGTCCTCCGCGTCGACGTGGGCGTAGCCCCACTCGCCCTCAGGGGAAAGCTTGTCGCCGTGGGGGATCTGAATTGCGTTCGTATCGGTCATGGTCGTCTGCATCCTTATCACCATAATCACAGTTAGTTCTCGGTCAGTGGACAGGCCGGATTGACGGCAGGGCGGCCCCCGCGCCCACAGCCTACGCCTATGCTGTGTCCTCATCGTGCCCCTGCCCCAGCGGACGCCCGCGCCACACGGCGCGACCGCATTGGTGGCGGCGATGCCGGTAAGGAGCGGACGCGACGCGAGGAGAGCAGTGGGGGCGCCTGCTGACGCCGCTCTGACTGGGGCGTATAGCGCGCCTCGGCGGCGTCCTGCGCCGCCGTCTCAATGGTTCCTACGGCACGCTCACACAACCGCACGGCTTCATCGTGGCTTCTCTCGCGTGCCTGTGTTACAACGCCTCTCACGGCGTCCAGCGCCTCGACAAGCGCTTCTAACGCCATGTGGGGATCGCGCGGATAGGAGGGGATAATCTCGACCGTTTCGTCGTCGTCGAGTGGGTCGATACGGACACACACGACGTGCCGGGCGCCAGCGATGGCGAAGGGCACAACGACCAGGCCGCCGCGGCGCTGATACACCAGCAGGGGCTTGTCTAGATCGAGGTAGAAGCACTCAATGGGAGTCATGGCGCGCTCCGCCCGGCGCCGTCGTCCTTCTCATCGTGGCCCGCGAGTTCGGCGATAAAGGCGCGGCACGGTTCGCCATAGTCCGTGTCCACGTCCGCGAGTACCGCCTCTTCGAGCCTCGTCGTGATTTGCCGGGTCGCGATGCGCAGCCGGTACTGCATGCCCAGATCCGCGCCATCGTCTTTAAGGGGGTCGATGGTCAGCACGAGAAGTTGCAGCAGGGCGATCACGGTATACAGGAGGTCGCTTTCAACGTGGATGGGGGTGCCAACGAAGGACGTGTCGCGCCCGTCAGGGATAGCAACCTCAATCGTGTCCCGGCCGCGGCGGATGCCGCTCTCCCAGGGGCGCTCTTTCAGGGCCGGCGTGCGGGTGGTGTCTGTGGTTCTGTCAGTCATGAGCGGGTACTCCTTGCTATCTGGTGTGAGTGACGAGGCGTTGAAAGACGCCCTCGATGCGTGCGTCCTGGGCTGGTGTCGCAACGGACGACTGCGCGATGAGGCGGCCGTCATAGGTGAAAAAGGCGCGCTCGGCGTAGATGTACAAAGCCCATGCGGGCGTGTAGGGCGTGACGGACGCCGGTGGAGATATCTGTGGGGTGGGCATTGCGCAATGCCCCTGCGCGCCCTGGCGTTGACTTCTTCAGCCCAGGCATTGAAGCGCCGACACTCCTCAATCGCGGCGGCGTTAGCGGGGAGGAAGCGACCCTCACCGGCATAACTGTACTGGGGGCAATCGTCAGCGGTGAAATGGGCGGCCGCCCCCGCATCCTGTGATGCGGGGGCCGTGGTGGTAGAGACTGTAAGAGTGCGCATCGTTTACGCCGCCCGCATGGCTTGCCAATGCAATGCGGCCACGGCCCGCTCCAGGCCGTCCACCTGGCGCCACAGGACGGCATAGCTATCGTCGCGTGAGTCCGCATCCTGAAGCGCCCGCCGCGCGCTGGCAAGCCGCGTCTCTGCCTCGTCGGTCTGGGCGTCCAGGCTGGCGATGAGGGGCGGCGGCACGACCGGACGCACGATGCCCGAGGGTGCGCCCGCCGTCATCGGCACGACTACCGGGGTCTCGGCCTGGCCGTACCACTGCTGCATGGAAGGCTCCAGCGCGGCCACGAGCTTCGTATGACGGCATGCTCCACGATACGAAAAGCCTGTGCATGTGCAGGTCGTCGCCGTCACCGTGTGACCACGGCCAGGGCGTGATTTACTCTCGACGAGGTAGCGACCAAGGCCGAGGCGGCGCACACGGGGCTTAAAGGTGCTGGCCGTCGTGGAGCGCTCGCCCGTAGACTTGAGGCTGGGTATGGGATGGTTCTTCACGGTTTCTCTCCTGTACCTACCGCCGGCCAGGGTCTACATCACCCTGGCCGGCATCTTTGTTTGTGGGAGCCAATCTACTCCTCACTCTTCTAGTATACCCTATCATACCCTACATCGCAATACATAAAATTGCGATGTAGGGCAAAAAGGGGGATAATGGGGATAGGCACGGTATGGCACTGTGCGAATTACTTATAGTTAGGAGGAGTACAACGATGGTGCTGACGATGGAACCGACAGGAGTGCAGGATATGCCACGACGGGTTGAAGAAGGGCAGGCGAAGAAGCGGTCGCAGATGACTGTGGTCTTCCCTGAGCCGCAGGATATGATGCGTCTGGAAGCCGTGGCGCGTCGCAAGCGGCTCCCTGCGTCCATCCTGGTCCGAATGTGGGTCATGGAGCAGGTGGAGCGCGAGGAGTCCGAGGAGGGGCAGCAATGAACTCGATTGAGTCGGAGAATTCCCGTGCAGTCTACGAGATGCGTGAGGCGCAATGTGAGGCCCAGGTAACATGCGTCATCTGCCACACGCAGTGGACCGTCCAACCGAAGGAGATGGTCTCTTACAAGAACGGCTTTGCCAAGGGCCATGAGGTATGTCTACCATGCGCCGAACGGGTAGCTCCCAAGATGATCGCCATCACGCGGCGCTTTTTGATGTCACAGGAAGCGACCCGGTGGCAGCCTGACGCGCCCTTCACCGAACTGCACGCCGCCAAGCTCTACCAGGCATCGTTTGATGATGAAAACGAGTGAGCCTAGACAAACGGCGATCAGAACACACAGCACAGAGGAGCCACCTCTGATCCGCTGGCTAGAACGCTCGCCCTACCTCCATGAGGCGCGCGTGACGACCACCGCCGCGTTGGATGCGGCACGCGCCGCTTGCACCCTGACCTACGATACGGCCGAAGAGATACCCTTTTAGCAATTGGTGAGGAATGCGAGAGGGCGAAGCCATGAGCACGGCGATTGTGATCCACTGGATTGAGCGCGGCTCCGATCTGCTTGAGGCCCGCGCAGTGCTGCCCGACGGGCGCGATATCTATGCGGGCTACGTCGCCGCGAGCCCCGGTCAGAGCGCCTGGCGCGGCTACGTCGGTTCCAACTTCGCCCCGCTGGGTATGGGACCGCGGAGCGTGATGCAGCGTGCCGTCGCACAAATGGCCGTGGACATCATGCGGAACGGCGGAGCGGACCAGCAGATTGCCGCGCTAGAGGGCGGCGGCCAGATCCACGCTGACAGGGAGGACTCCCTCTAACAGCACGACCGTCCGACTTTTGACATAAGACGTGTTATGTTAGAATTAGGTCATAAAGACATATAGCATGTTTGTTCTATATCTAAGGATTGCTCATGCCTCAACCAATCACACTAGCACGGGATAAGATTATTTCCATCGTCACGCAACTCGGACGCAGCGGCACCGAGGAGCGGTGCGTCACCATTCGGTTAAACGTAGCGCAGCATCAGCACGATGTGGTCATACCCCTTGAACCCGGCGGTACGGCGTGGGATACCCTCACGCTCGGCGACTCTTACTTCATCTCCGTACAGGGACCTATCCCTCCTGAGTAGTAGGGGTCATGCCACATGGTAACGACAGCGCTTACCTCTTACAGCGGCGGCAGTGTTGATCGCGCCCGCACCTGGGCGACGATGCCCGCCGACGAGCGCCGCCGCCGCGCCGTTGAGGCATGCCACACCCACGACACAATGCTCCTACAAGAGATCACCGACGCCTGGCTCACGTTGCATGGCCAGGCAGGCGCCACGGTCAGCCCGCATACCCGTGCGAGCTATCGCCGCGGCGTCGCGGTCCTCCTTGAGGCATGGCGCGAAGAGAACCTACTACACCCCAGCGATGACGCAGCCGCGCTCTGGCTGCGCGAGATGGAACACGCGGGCCTCAAGCCGGCCACAGTCCGGGCGCGTCTGGCCGCCGCGCGTGCCCTCTACGCCGCCCTGCGCTGGTGTAAGGCCACCGACGCCAACCCCTTCACGGATGCGCGGCCGGCCAGAGACAAGACGGCGGCCAAGGACAAGCGGGCGCCCTACGAACAAGACGCGCTCACGGCCCTTCTGGCCGCGCTCGACGAGACCGCACGCGCCGCCACGCCCGCCGCACGCACCATGGTCCACTACGACAAGGTGCTCATCCTCCTGGGGGCGCACGCGGGCCTACGGGCGTCGGAGATGATGGACCTCCGCTGGAGTGACGTGGACCTCCTGCGTCGACGCGTCGTCGTAGAGCACGGCAAGGGTGGAAAGCGGCGCGAAATCACGATGAGCAGTAGCCTGGCGTCCGCCCTCGCGGCGATCCCGCCCACGATGCGCGGCGTCTTCGTGCTACCGTACCGTTCACGGGGCGCGGCGTGGTACCGCCTCAAGCGGCTGACCGACCAAGCCGGCATCAATGTCCATGGCCTACACCGTTTGAGGCACAGCGCGGGGACGCGCATGATGCGCGAGACCAACAACCTGCAAGAAGTCGCCGAGCTGCTCGGCCACGCCCAACTCGACACAGCCAGGGTGTACGCGCAGTGGGCCAACGACACGCAACGCAAGACAGTCGGCGAATGGTAATGCACGTCGCACGGATCAGTACTCTGGTCGCACACAACAGCGGCGTAGAGCGCGCTATAGCGGAAGCGGAAAGAGGAACAATGGGAAGCAAACCACGCCTGGCCTATATGGTCGTCCATAGCAGCGGCACCTATGGCGCGGCCACCCCCTACGCGGTCGTCAGCACCGCCTCGGGCATGCCGCACATGCCCGCCTACCACAGCGAGGAGGAGGCGCAGCAGGTAGCTGCCGGTCTCAATGCCGAGGAGGCGCAGCGCACGACCAAACAGTTCGCGTCGGCTGCGGCGCAACGGAAGGTCGACCGTTTGCAAGCCAAGGCGTCCACGCATGACGAGGGAGACGCTATTGCCAGTCGGGAATGACGCGGCAAAAAGGGGCGGAAATTGGCCGGCCACAGCAACGTCGTCACGACGACCCAGCGCTACGACAGGCGCGGCGAGGCGGTCAAAGCCAAGGCGGCAGGGTTGCTGCATGTGCCGTATGGCGGGCCGGAGTAAGGGGTGTCGCTATGTGTAGAGACTCACTTGGGGTAATATCCGCTCTGCTTGTGCAATCCACACCACACTCCGCTCCCGCCTATTTACTATGCTATAATAATACTATAGCAAGGGGGGGTAGGAGGCATGGAGCGCGAGGCCACAAGCCGACCTGGCCGGCCGCCTAAAGCGCCGGAGCAGCGTCACAGCGTGCTCGTCAGGGTCATGGTGACGCCCGAGGAGCAACGTATTATCCAGGAGGCTGCGGAGATCGCGCAGGCCGAAAGCGTCAGCGCCTTTGTACGGCAAAGTGTTGTCAACGCGGCGCGGGCACAACACAAACGGAAGGGGACGCAAAGTAGCCGCGACGCGACACACACATAAGTAAGTAGGGTTAACAGCGGGGCGTTGTGGCGCTTGCAATACCACAACACCCCTGAGCACCAACACCGGAAAGGCGGTAGAGATGCCTAGCACCATGGTAACGCAGCACACGCTGTTTAGAGATGTATATGAGTGGAATAAAACGATGCCCATAACAGATGACCCCAACACGCAGGAATGGGGACCGCCGACCGATGCGGAGCGCAATAAGGTTCTCGCGTGGATGGATAAATACACAAATGCGATACAGGTTCCCCCGGAGATATGGGAGGAATGGCGCGCAAGCCACGCAGGCGGTATATTATCCAGCGCTGGCACCGACCCCGCCTGGTGGTGGGAGCGAGGCATTATCGTCTACAGGGTCATCGAAACCGGCGCACTCCTTCGGCAACTAATCCCCGGTGCGACCCTAACCAAGACAATGGCGGCTATCCTGGGCATCCCCCTTGATGTACCACCCCGCCACCCAGTCATGATGGCATACGGCCCTGCTGTGTCAGGAATGGAGGGGGTCTGGATGTTCACAGAGCAACACAACATCATACGTACGGCTAATACACCCCCTTACGTCAAAACCCATAACGGTGGCGTCGTCAGCGTAGGCGCCGTCGTTGGGACCGTCATTGACAGCAAGGAGGAGGAGGCAGCCTTTGCGGTCGGCCAGGAATTGTCCGACGCGACGGTGCTTGCCTTTGTTCTCGGTCTCGCACGATGGACATCACGGGCGGACCGCCGCAACCCACGCAGTTACGCCGTCGTCACCGTGAATGAGTACTGCGAGATGCGGGGCTTCACGAAACACCACAAGGGCGGATATAAGACTGAGCACAAGGCCATTGCGCGCAGGGAGATGCTGGCCCTCAATAAGGTGTGGGTACGTCACAAGATCCCTGAGCACATCCAGACGAGGGACGGCGGTCGCGATGTCGAGGGGCAACTCATGGTCGTGTCCGTCGAAACGCGGGGCACAGGCGGCATCTACCCGACGGCCTTCCGCATGTCGCCAGGGACATGGGCGGACGACTATCTGGCGGATAATCCAGGGGTGACCGCGCTGGTTCTGGACCATCTCCTGCGCCTCGACACCAGCGCCCGCACAGGGCAGATAGCCTTCCGATTGGGCCTCTACATGGCTCTGAATTGGCGCACGAAGTTTATGCACAACAACGTCGAGCAACCTCATGCGGTCCGCAGCTTACTGGTGGCCATGGGGGTCGACCCCGAGTCGATCAAGCACCGTGAGGAGCGCAAGCGGATACGCTCTTACCTTATCGGGGCGCTGGATCTCCTCCAGGAGCGCGGTGTCATTGGCCTCCGCGACGAGCAGGGCATGTTGGTAGATGACTGGCATTACGCAAACGCGGAGGCCGGCGACCCTGACGCCCATGACAATTGGGCCGACTGGCTGCGCTGGACGGTTCACATTCCGCCCCCACCCGAAGTCGGGGCCTTCTACGAAACCCCCATGTTAGCCCGCGGTCAGGCAATCAAGGCTGCGAGCGCACAGGCGAAACGCTCACGGCAAGCAAAGAGCGCCGCCCAGGCGCGCCACGCAGATAAGGGTGAAGGGGGCAGCAAGTAAGGACTCTTTAAGAAATAACTTCCCGCCACTGCACCTCCTCAGACGCCTGGATGCGACGGACAAAACGGGGGGTTAATCTTTAACGGCTCCTAAGGGGCAAAAAGGGGGCGCACCCCCCCCTAGGTGTGACGCACCCCCCCCCTAGGTGTGACGCACCCCCCCCCTAGGTGTGACGCACCCCCCCCCTAGGTGTGACGCATTCGCCCGTAAATCAGAGGTCTGTTGTATTCTGTTGTACTCTGGCTAGCAGGCTGCACCCGGCTATCGCCGGTGCGCCTGCGATGATGTGAGGGGCGAGCCTCTTGCCCGCAAAAGAAAAAGGTCGGCCGCTGTCATCACCAGCGCGCCGACCCGTAGCCCCAAGGAGCCATCCACATGCAGGATACCACGAGCCTTGACGAGATTGTTGAGCGCCTGCTTGATGTCGTCAGCGGCGTGGCCACCCGCGCCCAGCAGTCGGGTAGTGACGTAGATAGCTTGCGCACCCTCGCTGCAGAAGCCAGTCAGAAGCTGCGCGACCTGGCGCGGGAGCCATCCGACGCGCCGCTCTTCGCCCAGGCCGATAGCCTCATCGACGACTTGCTATCCGATTACGGGAAGCGCCAGGCCGCGGCTGCGGCTAATGGCGGCGTCGTCGGAGTACGGACGGGGCTCGACCACCTCGACGAAACGCTGAACGGCCTGGAACCGGGCAAGTTGTATATGCTCGCGGCCATGCCGGGCACGGGCAAGACGACGCTGGCGCTCCAGTGGGCCGCGACCGTGGCGCAGTACGGACACGGCGCGCTCTACATCAGTTTGGAGAACGACGCGACGGATCTCGCGCGCAAGACAGCGTGCCGGCTGGGTGGCGTGAGTTATGCGGCTGCCCTAAAGGGCAAGTTAAGCCGCCAAGAATGGGCGACCGCAGTAGATACGTTGCGCAAGTTACAAGGGTGCCTGTACCTCTCAACCCCGCGCACCACCATGCCTCCGTTAAGGTCACTCATCGAGGGCGTCATGACGCGCACGGGGGCCGCGCCCGCGCTCATCGTCGTTGATTACCTACAAGCGATGGTCAAGCGTGCGGCGACCGGCGCCGATGCGCCCGATGTGCGCGAGCGCATCGACCGATTCACGCCCGAGCTGCGCGCGATCGGTGAGGAGTACGGCGCTGCGGTTCTCGCTATTAGCAGCCAGAACAGGTCGGGCTACAAGGACGGCGGCCTGGCCGCAATGAAGGAAAGTGGCGACATTGAGTACAACTCCGACGCCGTGCTGACGCTCTCTAAACTCGACGACAAGGAGCTAAAAGCGCGGGGATACGACGATATTACGCACGACCCTCGCACCACACCGTTGAAGCTGGTGATTGAAAAAAATCGGGGGGGCATGACGGGGCGACCTATCCCCCTACTTCTTGATGGGGATCACTGCATGGTCGAGGAGGACCGATGAGCCGCCGTGGTCCTGGTACACCGATCGACCTGCCGCGCACGAAGGATGGCCGACCCGTCCTGAGCCGCGCCGACCTCGACGCCTACGACTATGCGCCACAGCGCTCGGGCGGCTACGATCGCTATTACTGCCCGATTCACGGCGGCGATCATCAGCAATCACTCTCCGTCCACCGGGATACGGGTAAGTACAAATGCCACTCCTGCGGAGCGACTAGCACGCTGCGCGAGCACTGGCCTGACGGTGGTGGGACGTTCAAGCGGACGCCGGCGCCATCCATCGATGAGATCGGCCGACGTGAGCGCGAGGCCCGTCTCCGTGCCGACGCCGAGCGGGCCGAGCGCCTGGCCGCCGAACTCCCGGCCGAGGCGACCCTGTTCCTTGCCCACCTGGATGCGATGAGCGCGGCGCTACGCGACCCGGCGTGCCCTGGCGCTGTCTACCTGCGCGGGCGCGGGCTTGACCCGCAACGCGCCGCTGACCTGGGCGCGGGTTACGTGGAACCAAACGCCTGGCCGGGTGATCGCGGCCGTCGCGTCGGGCGCGTCGTCTACCCGCTCGAAGATCCGCTGTCAGGGCGTATCGTAAGCGCGGTTGGACGCCTCTGCGTTGATCCGTCGGCGGCGTGGTCCACGACGTTGCGTGAAGGGTTCGATAACGCCAAGCAGCGCAAACTGGCCGGTTGCCCCGCCGGCGTCTGGCCGTCGAGGAGCATTGCCGCCGCGCGTGACCTAGGGACGCCCCTGGTGCTTGTTGAAGGGCCTGCCGACGCCCTGGCGCTTGCGCAACTCACCACCTTGACGTATCCCGTCGTGGCGCTCGTCGGGACGGCCAATGTGCTGCCGCTCGTGAGCTTGCGCGGGATCGCTGGCGTCGTGCTGGCGCTCGATGACGACGAGAGCGGGCGGAAGGCGACGCGACAGGCGCGCGTTGACCTCGCCCTGGCCGGCGTGCGCGTTGAGGTTGCCGAGCGCGGCTGGCTCCAGGGCGCGAAAGACGCGGGGGAACTGGCCCAACGGCAAGCCGTTGCCGGCGATGATGATGGCGACGACGCCGATACCACCCTGGCCTATGCGGCTGCTGGCGACGTGTTGATGCGCTCAGGACAGAGACTCGTCAGTGCCGGCGAACTCACACCCGCTGGCCCGCGGGACGACGACGATAGGGGGATGCTCAACGATGTGGTTGATAGCATCCCCTTGCCACCCATGTCCGTCGAGACCTGCCTATGGTGTGGGACACCAACCCCTGGCGGTGTCTGCTGCGATCACTGCGCACAGCGTAACGCGCGGACGGTGTAACAAGCTACCGCTGTACTGCACATATCAACCAGCTATGAATATCGTCAAAGACACTAAGTAACAATATAGCCCGTATTACGGACGAATATCCGCACATATACAGGATTAACTTTCATTAAATGATATAATGGAGGGAATGAGTAATAACGAGGAGGACCGAGAAGTGATGAGTAGTGCGACGACAGAGCAGCACGACCTGCTGACGGTCTCCGAGGCAGCTAAAAGGCTGCGCTGCTCGTATCCGACGGCGCTTGGCCTGGTCCATCGCGGTATCTTGCCGGCGGCGAAAGTCGGCCGGGCCTACAGGGTCAGACCGGCAGCGCTCGACGAGGCGTTGCGGCGGCTCGAAGCGGCGACGACGTGACGATGATGAAGGGCGCGAAAGCGCCCTTCTCTCGTTTTTGAGAGGTATGTCGTGGAATGAGTTCCTATCAAAAATCCGACTTGACGTTTTTTGCTCGTGAGCGCGCCGACGGCCGCTACGGCTTTTGGTGGCTAGCCGATAGCGCCACTTGGGCGGCCGCGAAAAACGACCTGCGGGCGAGTTTCCCCCACCACACGGGCCTAAAATATGACGGCCAGGCGCGCGAATGGACCGTGCCGCGCTACTCAGTCGAGCGGTTGCAGCGCTGGGCCGACGCCTGGGCGGGCAGGCAAGAATGGAATGCTGCCCAGCGCGTCGGCCAACAACGGCACGACGAACGTGCCCAGGCCGAGCCAGCCGCGCCAGCGTCCTCGGCCTATCGTACGCTCTATCTCGTGCCCGATGCGCCTCTATGGGCAGCAGAGGCGGTCTATCGTGCCGCGCAGAAGCTGGCGCACCCCGATGTCGCCGGCGGCGACCACGCCCAAGCCGTCAGCTTGAATGCGGCGATCCAGGCGATACGGGCGGCTCAGAAGCCCCAGGCGAGGGCGTCATGAGTTACAGCAATGACAATGCCGAACCCCTCAAGTTACACAGCCACCACGCCCTCGCCGACGACGGTGCCCCGCGCATGACCCGTGCGATGGAGGCGTATATCACCGCTAACTCGTCCGCGTCTGGCCGGACTGCCGAGAGTGAGGACTCGCCGTTCAATGACCTTGACGAGGAGCAGAAGGCCGCAGCGCTTGTGCGGTTGAAAGAAGAGCACGCCAGACTCTACGGCGTACTCTTCCTGACTGACCTTCGGGGTCTGTCTCTACGGGAGACAGGGCGTTGTCTTGGCCTTGACCATAAGACGGTCAAGAGGCATCGCGCCAAGGGGGTGGCGCATATTCGAGCCTGGTGTGCGGACGAGCGGCAAGCAGGGTAGCCCTCGCCGCCGCCCGCACGCTGGGGGAAATTACCCGCCTTCATGCGGTCGAGGATGTCGGGGCGGTCGCGGGCAATGCGTGACGTCAGATATTCAGCAGAATTACCACCTGCCACAGAAACAGTTTTTACATTGTCAAAACTGTTTCTCTCGTCAATATCACCTTCAAGGGTAAAGGGGATGACGCTCGGAACGTCTTTGTCTTTGACCGCGTTTTTGTTCCCTTTCATCGCCTCCTCGATCGTGCGTTGCGGTGCGGCGTGTTGGGCGTGTGATTGAGCGGTCTTACGGTCCTGGATGAGGCGGTCAATCACCTCGGGCGGTCCAAGATATCGGGGCGGTCACGGGCGATACGCGCCGCCAAGTAATCAGGATCATTCCCATATAAACGGCTTACATTGTCAGGCGTTTTATGGCCCCTGCCTGGTCCAGGCTTGCCCTTACCAATCTCTTGAATAGGTTGTGGTTGCGCCTGTTCGGCCCTTGCCACCACAGCGGCCGTTGAGGACGCCGCTGTTTCGCCGATCTCGGCCATGGCCAATGCGGAGGCAAGGGATGCTGGCGTTTCTCGTCAAACTATCTACCGAAACGCCCAAATATATGAAACCTTCTTTGAGGAAAATGATGCTAAAACTATTGTCCGCGCGGACAATAGTTTACTGCTCGACGACAAGCAGTATTACAAGGAGGCGCTCAACGCCCCCGACCCACATGTAGCCCTAGAGAGAGGCGATGGTCGAGCATAAGGCCAGTCACCTGCATGGATTCGTTCTTTGACTCATACCATGTATCGGGGGTACTTGCGCTATATGTCCCCAATATGGTATTATTGGGTGTAGCAGTGCGTCCCCACGCCCCTATGTGGCGTGACGCGTACGATAAAAGCCCGGTTCCTCTTGGGTAGGAACCGGGCTTTTGCATGCCTAGAAAAGGTGGTGGGTGATGATGACGGCGACGCGTGATACGCGGGGAAGGGTTCGGCTCCAACCGCTACGTCCTATCAAATACAATCTTTCTCTGACGCCGGAAGAGCGAGACACGTTGGACCGCCGCACGCTTGAATTAGGTTACCCGAACGCGGCGGAATGCATCCGACAAGAGTTCATCAATCGGCATCCGCGCTCGGCGGCGTAGCCAACACGCATCCCGCTCAGGCACGGCTTGACCACGGCGCGTTATCGCGCCCGTAACCACGACAGGAACACTAGTATGACCAAGACAGAGGCAGAGCGCGATCCATTTATCGCAGCCCTTGCCGATGAGCACCACGCCGCTATCGAGAAACGGCGTACCATTGCCGACGAGCGGGCCATTCTGGGCGCGCAGGCGTTGACGTTGGCGGCGGCGTTGACGGTCACGGCACGACGGCATGACGATGACCTGGCTCAGGCCCTCCGCGCCCTGGCCGTACCGTTGGAGGCATGTAGAGCACGCGAGGACGCCGGCGAGCCAACGCAGTGGCAGCGGGATGTCGCACCGCTGGTGGACGCGATCAGCGAGACGGCCGCCCTCTTCCGTGCCGAGTTTACCGCGCTGGCCGAGTTGACGGCCCAGTACGTCGCTCGTGTTGGCGGCGTCATCACTATTACCGACGCGGAGGTGGAGGCCCGCGCCGCCGAACTGGTTGCCGCACGCACCGCCCTGCTTGCCGCAGAGGCGACACGCTACCCCGCGCACTGATATGCCGGGCGCACCTGACGCGCCGGGCCGTAACCCTTCTACGGGTGACCAATGAGCGATAACGAAGGCGCGTCCATTGATCTATCGGTCAATGCCGACGCGGCGCTGCAAACCTTTCAGGAGTTGGCGGCGGCGGCGCGTGCCGCCGATGCTGAACTTCAGCAACTTAAGACGGACATGGCGTCCCAGGTCAATCAGGCGTTCGGGTCCGCGCTGGGCACAACGGTTGACTACAACCACGCCGCCAATATCGTGCGTGGGTTGCCCCAGGCTGACATCGCGGCCGTCGTTCCTGGTGTCCCCGCGATACAGCAGCAGATCGCCGAGCGCGGGGCACAGATCACCGGCCAGGCGATGGATTTCACGAGCGCCAACCCACAGGCGGCGGGACAACCTATCCCCGCGCTGCTGGCGCAATTCCAGGAAGCGCAGGCGCGCCAGGCCGAACAGAGTCAACGACAGCAGGACGCCCAGCAGGCGCGGCAGGCCCAGCCAACGGCGCCCGCATCGGCGCCTAGTGGTGCGCAACCCGGCGACCCCGTATCCAATGCCGCGCGCTATGGCCTGGCTCCCGCGTCATCTCCGCTGTCGCCCTTCGGCCAGCCTGGCGCTTCGACGAATGACACCACACAGCAAGATCGCGGCGCCGGCGTCATCGGCGAACGGCTGGCGCAGGCCCTGACGCGGAGCGCGGGCGGCCTGATGGCGGGCGGCATCAGTGGCGCGGCCAATGCGGCCGGGATGGGCGCCACGGGGGACCTCCTCTCTGGTCTGGCGCGCCCGCTGATGAGTATGCTAGCCTGGATTATTCATGAGCATTTCTGTCTAATCAGTTCGGCCACATCTAGCTGCATATTCATCCTTTTGGGCCGCTGAATCGGCTCCAGAACCGATTTTGGCACCCCGAGTGGGCTCTGGGGCCTGTGAAAGCCGCCATCAGCAGCCAATCCATGTCGATAAATGTTTTCATGAATAATCCAGGCTAGGGGAGTTTGCCGCCCCTTTGGCCGCGGGCGTCGGCGTGATCGGCGGCGCCCTCGGTGTTAATAGCGCGCAGACGCATTACGAACAAGAAAAGCAAGCGCTTTCCGCCACGGAAGGAACCACCACGGGCGCGACGCCGACCGCTGAATTAGTAAACGCGCAACGTACGGGTTGGCAGTATCTTTTTCACGAACAAGAAAGTGTCGCCGCCGCCCAGCAATTGGGATCTGCTGGCGTGTCGTCCTCACAAATGGGCGGGGCGCTCAATGCATCATTGTCTCTTGCGCGTGTCGGGAATATCAGCGTCGGCGATGCGACAGGATTGACGGGCCAACTGATGCAGGCGGGTCAATCACCGACACAGGTTGGTGACACCTACGCTCAGATGGATCAAGCCGCTCGCCAAACGGGTGTAAGTTTGTCTCGCCTGATCGCTGGGGTGAAGGAACTGGGCCAAGCGGCGGGTGTTGGACAAATTAGCGTGAACGGTCTCGCGGCGGCACAGGCGCTTGCTGGCACGTCGGTCAACTTCGCACAGGCGAGTTCTGGCACGGTTGGATCGACAGGGACGGGCGCCTTGGCCCAGGCGGCTCTCCTTGGATTGTCGCCTACTGGCCTGGAAGCCGCGCAAAAAGACCCCGCTAAATTGATGGATGCTTATGCTAATCTTGCGCGCCGCTATGATGTAGGGACGGGTGGCGTGCAGGTTGCACAGCAGGCGCTCTCGTCGGCGGGTTTCGATTTTAGTGGCATGAAAGGCCCACAGGCTGATGAGTTTACGCGTCGCCTCGTGGCGCAAGGACCGGGCGCGGCGCAAGCCTATGAGGCCAGTCTAACCAGGAAGGAAGCGGCGCCTGGTGCGGCGGGGCCTCATAATGCCGCCGACTTTTACAAAGCCGGTATTGACGCTGCTAACCGCGTGAATACAGACCTCCAGAAAGCCGCCATCTGGTCTGAGCAAATCGCTGCGAAAATGGCGCTGGCCGAACAATCGGCTGTCAATATAGCGGACGCCGCCTCACGCGACCCGCGCTATACCAAGAGCGGCACGGACCTGAGCGCCGGCCCGAACCCGCATCACATCCAACCCACACGCCCCTTGCAAGGTGATAACACGGTTATCATGGGGCCGCCATCTCCCTACGCCCTTGGCATAAATCCTAGCGGCATCGACTTCTCTAATCCCACACAGTTAGCTCACCAAGCGCACCGCAATCAAGCGGTGTGGGATGCCCATAATCGAACTCTCTGGCAAGCGGACCTTGCGAACAATCGAGTTGGCGACGCCTCGCAACTCGGCTATGACGCCTCCGGCGATGCGCGCTTCGGGGCGATCAGCGGCACAGCGGTCAATCAGGGCGAGGCCGGCCAGTTGAAAGTAGATGGGGCTAGTCTGTCGTCCTCAACGTTCTCGGCCTTGGAAGCGGCGACGCAACGGACCGGAGTCCCGTTGCCTGTGCTTTTAGCCCAATCGCGGCAGGAAGCCACGGTCAACGGCAAGATCGACCCATCAGCAATTAGCTCCGATGGTGGTTACGGTTTGGGTCAGTTCACGGATCAAGCGTCGGCCGTCAAGTATCTCGGTTAAGCATCGCACGAACTGGGGTTAGGGGCGGTTACGGCGTCCAACTGGCATCAAGCGGCGCTCAATCCAAAGATCGCGGCGCAGGGCATGGCTGATTACGATGCGGCCAACCTCGCCTCAAAAGCATCGGGAGGGCGTTGGGACAAGGCGCTCGCCCAATATAATGCGGGACCGGCAGGGTGGGATTATACCGGCCATCCCGGTCAAGGTCGCGATTACGGGATGGGCATTGCACAGGGTGCGGTCACCCTTCAGGTCCAACTGGCTGGCTCGGTCGATATCACGCAAAACGGTCAAAAGGTCGGCACAGCCCAGGCAGGACAGCATATCAGGGCGAAAGCGACTCATTCTATTGATCCACACAAAAAAGTCGTGGCGGCGCAAAGCTATGGACCGCAAGACAACACATCGCCGACCGTGGGCATGCCGCTTCAATTGCCGAGCCGCATCAAGTAGGCCAATCCGGCGTTAACGGTAGTTGGCACATAGAGAATCGTAGGGCAGGAACAACACGCATGACGATTTCGACGATGAACGGCGTCCCACGGGCGCCGGCGGTGACGGGCGAGCGGCTGTACCTCCTGGCCGAGGGCCAGGCACTGACAGAACGATTGCGCGCGTTGGAGCAGGGCCACCGTGACGTTATGGCGCCGCGCTACTACGAAGTATGGCGTTTATTGGGCAGGCAACAGCAGGCGGTAGAGCGGGGTGAGGCGCCCGATTGGAGGGCCATCCAACCGGCGGCCTCGGCGTTGATCGAGTTCAACGGCATTCAGTCTCGGATGGTCTGTGAGTTGTACAAAACCATCGGGGCGTACATGGCTGTCGCGGAGATGGCGTTGCAGGTCACGCGCGAAGAGATCGAGGCCCGCGCCGAGATCCTCGTCGAGGAACGTACGGCGCCCATGGCCGTCGTCGTAGCGACTCCACTGCTGGCGCAGTAAAGGACGGCGCATCTATGGGCGTGTGGAGTTTCACCCCGTCATATGAGCTAACTCTAACCCGTAAGAACCCAAAGGCAGGGACACGCGGCCAACCCGCGACCCTCTCCTGGCAACTGCGTACCCTCTCCGAGTTCCAGGGCCTCCTGGCGACCACCAACACGTCAAGCCAGGCCACCATCACGCTCAACGATCCCACGGGCGCCGTGATGGACACGGTGAACCCGCAGGCCATGGACGCCGTGACAGTGCGCCTGCGCAACCGCAGAGGCGTCGTGGCGGGCGCATGGGCGGGCTACCTCGACGAGTGCCGCGAGATCCACGATCCGTCGGCGGGCCGTACGGTGTCCCTCAAATGCAGAGGGCCGTACAAACGATGGGAGGTCGGGCGGCAGAGTGGCGGTGACGTGTTGGCGCTTGCCATGGCCGGCATGCGCAACGTGGCCGGCGCGGAGGTGGTCCGGTACTCAGCGCGGGCGGTGGGCTACAATCCGGCCAATATCACGTTCGATCCTATCGCCGACAGTGGCACGGGTCTCTACCCGTCCATTGCCCAATCGACGATGACCAACCCCGATCAGCAGACGTGGAGCGCGCCTGTCCAGCAGATGCTCGCGTCCAGCGGGCTTGAGTTTTTCTTCGATGAGGATGGTTTGGGTCACTATCGACGCGTGGGCTTTCTAGGCAGTGGACAAAAGTATATCCCGCAGGTCCCGCTAGAGGACATGCTGCACGTCGATTACGGCGTCGGGGACATCGGGCTGGTCACGTCCGTTGAGGTGCGCTGGGGACCGTTCCCGACCACACTCTCGTCCGCGAAAGCCTATGCGCCGCAGAGTATGGCCGACCACTTAGGGTCTCGCCCGCTGGTTATTCAAGCGCCGTGGATACTCGGTGGTCCAAGCGCGACAAACAATCAAGTCCCGGCCGGCGCTCAGTTCTTGGCTGAAACTCTGTTAGATCAATATGCCAGTGGCGCAGCCACGGCATCCGTCATCGTCATTGCTGACCCCGCCACTTATCGGCTAGGCACGCTGGTTGATGCGCCGGGCGCCCGTAAGGGTCAGGGTGTCACGCGCTACTACATAACCAGCGTGACGTATTTATGTCAATGGGGTGGACAATGGGTCCAGACACTCGGCTTGAATTACGGGCGTGCGCCGGGCAACCGCTTCCCCTATGTAGGGGGCATCTCCTACCCTGTGCTGAAAGTTGATCCCTCGTACGGGCCACAGGACAACATTCCCTTCCTGGCCTTTGACCCGACCAATAATGCAAAGGTGACGACGCCGCTAACGGTGCAGGCGCAACCAACCTTGGCCGTCAATCAAGCATCATCATCGTCGCTACCCGTTGGCGCGGTGATCGAGTTGCGGCAGACGGTGAGCGGCGGCGGGCAGTGGGTGGGACCGTCGCATCAATATACGGTCGTGGATCCTCCGCAGGGGCAAGACCCGCAGGTAATCGGTCTGCAATCGGGGAATGGGATGGCCTACGCGACGGTCATCACCTATGGGTCGGGTGACAACGGCAGCAGTACGGGGACAGGGGACCAATCCGCGACGAGTGTCAATGGGGCCAACCCCGCAAACCCACTCATACAAGGACCATCAACACAACCGCTTGGGACAGGCAGGGGCAAGGCCGGGAGTGAGGCCGTTGTCTACGCTGGACAACCGACGACCTACGCGCAAAAGGCCCTCGCGGCGGCGGTGAGTGTGGCTGGGCCTGGCGACAGGTATCGCCTGTTTGACGCGGGACCACAGCACTGGGATTGCTCCGGCCTCGTCGCCTGGGCGTACAATCTGCAAGGATTCGCAGGGCTTATTAATGGCCTGGCTGCATCGGGCGATGGGTCCAACGGCGATATCGGTCCCAATGGGGAGTTTTTTTACTTCCTCAGCCATGGCGCTGTTGAACGCTCTAGCGTGGACGACTCACAACCGGGTGATCTTCAGTTCTGCTGGAACTCGAACGATTCGTTCCAACAGGGATTCAGCCATATCGGCTTCAGCCTGCGCCCCGGTGTCCATTACGGCGCCTGCAATTCGACCGATGGATTGACCACGTTTAGCGTCGCGGGCTTCTACAGCGACCGCTACAATCAACGCATTTCGCGTGTGCTTGATATGTCGCATGTCCATCCGTAACGTGAAGGGGCGTCTATGTCCATGTTAATTGGCGTGCTCTTTCCGTGCGAGGCACTGAGGGCAGACACACGCCGTCGGATGCCCCGTGGACACTACATGCTCACGCCGCCGTCGAGGGCGGCCCCGCTCATTGTCGTCGCCGGCACGCCGAGCGACTTCAGGGTGCTTGCGAAGATCCGGTCGCAGCTCCGACGCGCGGGCGTCCATCCAGACAAGAGGACATCATGAGTACGACCAAGACTGACACCCTGGACTGGGCACGCGCCCGCAACACCGAACTGCAAGCCAAGGGTAACGCCATCATCTGCGTCGGCGCTGGGCTGACGGACGCCTACAGCGCGGGCCGGACGCCGACCTCCGACGACCTTGTAACGGCGCTGGTGCGCATGATGGGACTCGCCGCCGATGTGATGAGTTTGGCGCGGCAAGTGGTCGAGGCGTGCGATGAGGACGCGACCCACTGACGGTGACGCAGGGGCAGGGGACGCGCCGCCGGCGGCGCATGCTTGTGGATGCTTGCCAATGCTTGTGACTGTGGAGATCACCTATGAATGAAGAGCAGCTATGTAGGGGCCTGCGTAAGGACGGTACACCGTGCCGAGCGCGGGCGCTACCGGGCAAGACGCACTGCTTCGCCCATGACGACGACCTCCGCGATAAGCGCCAGGAAGCGTACCTCAAAGGCGGCCGGAATAAGGCAACGGCTGTCCGCGTCGAGCGCATGGTTCCGCGGGACCTCAAACCAATCCTGACCTTGCTCATCGACGGCATGCGTGATGTGCGCGACGGCATACTGGAACCGCAGCGGTACACGGCCATGGCGAGCGGCGCGGGGGCCATCAGTCGCCTGTACGGTGTGGTCGAACTTGAGCAGACGGTCGCGGCGCTGGAAGCGCGCCTCAATGGGAACGGGAGTGGACATGCCAGCTAACGCCTCGCCGACAGCGCTGGCCAACCGGCTCGCCAAGCTCCAGCAGGTGGTCAGCCAGCGCGACCACACGGGGCTTAACCCGGACGCTGACTTGGGCGACCTTGATCCCGCGTGGGTCGCCGCGGAGATCGCGCACTGTCGCGCCGATCCGATCTACTTTGTCGACACGTACTGGCCCAGAATAAGCGTAGCTGTCACCAGGGGCAAGGTAGCCTTATAGATGGTCACTCAAGGTGTTGATTAAAGTGCCGGTTGTGGCGCGGGAAGTGGCACTTGAGGCCCTGCGACGGTCATTAACGCGGTGCAGAGCCATTATCGACCGTCCCTTATCCTAAACAAGAGCCGACTCTTGGTAAAAGTCGGCTCTTGTCAGCCCTCTTCGGCTAACCTTGCGTGCCTATCTATCAACATACCTTGCACTTGGTGACAGCTACGCTTATTCTAGGCCGTACTGCAAGGTTGAGAGCGACACCGGCAAAGGCGTCGTGCCCTTCACGCTCTTCCCGTACCAGGTTGACGTGCTCCGGCAGTGGCTGGCGCATCCCGAGTCGATCACCTTGAAGGCGCGGCAGCTAGGAATCAGCGAGTTGGCGGCGGCGTTGGCCCTCTGGCTGGTCAACTTTCATGGGCACAACCGCGTCATTGTCTTTTCGCAGGATGAGACCAAGGCCCGCGAGTTTGCCCGCAAATGCCGCATCGCACATGAGCACTTACCGACGTGGTTGCAGACGCCTGTATCCGATCCGTCCAAGACGACGACGTTGGAGTTAAGCAACGGGTCGCGCATCTTGCCCCAGGCCGCGACAGAGCGCGCCGCTCGCTCGTTGAATTGCCAACTCCTCATTCTTGATGAGTTCGCGTTTCAAGAGTATGGCGGCGCGATCTTCGAGGCGGCCGCCGTCACGGCCCGGTCGGCGGGCGGGCGCATCCTGTTGATATCCACTGCCAACGGCGCGGGCAATGCTTTTCATACCCACTGGCTAGAGGCGCTGGCCGGCGAGGGGATGCACCCCATCTTCCTTCCGTGGGATATCCGACCAGGCCGTGACGCCGCGTGGTACGCCAACGCCACCAAGGGCTATGCCGCATACAAGAAACACCAGGAATACCCCTCACGGTCGGAAGAGGCGTTCATCCTGTCGGGACGCGGGCGCTTCGACACAGAGGCCCTACAAGCCATCCTCGCGGCCTGTACGGAGCCAATAGCGACCGACCTTAATGGAGGGCTAGCGATATGGGAAATGCCCATACAGGGGCGCTCGTACGTCCTCGGCGCTGATCCCGCCGAAGGGTTGGAGAAAGGCGACTACAGCGCGGCCGTGGTCCTGGACCGCAACAGTGGCCTTGATGTCGCGTGGTTACATGGGCACTTCCCACCGCAGGAGTTCGCCGGCTACCTGGCGGATCTAGGCCGCTGGTACAACGGCGCCCTCCTGGGCTGTGAACGGAACAACCATGGCGGCACGGTGCTGCTGGAGTTGCAAAACGCGCACCTGTACCCAAACCTCTACGCCCACGTTGACTTTGACGCGGTAGGCAACCCGACACCGCGCCTCGGATGGCCCACGACCGCCCGGACCAAACCGCTCGCGATTGATGCCCTGGCGGAAGCCATTCAGGAACGGTGGCCGTTCCGCAACGCCGCGTTCATCGGCGAGTGCCGCACCTACGTCGTCAAAGAAAACGGTTCGACGGGGGCCAGCGGCGCCCTGCACGACGACCGGGTGATGAGCGCGGCCATCGCCGTCATGATGCGCAACTTCCAGCCGCCGCAGCAGATCGTCACGAGCCTGCACGATGAGCTTGAGGCCATCGCGCCGGACGATTGGCAGCAAATCGAACGGCAATGGCACAGGGAAGTCGCCGGGATGCACGACGAGTGGGGCTCAATGGGCGGTCTGCCGACCGTGGAGAGCCGTTATTGAGAAGCACGCACGCACGCACACTTTTGCAAGGAGCACGACATGCCCGACGGATATGTTATTGAAAAGCACCCGAGCGGGGGCAAAATCCATCCGACCCGGCGCCGCGCCGACGTCTACTTTCACGCCCGCGACGCGAGCGACTTCGCCAGCCTGGATCGGCTGGATAGCGTTGAGTTTGCGTATGGCGACCTGCTCGACGACGGTGACCGCCGCTGCGCGATCGACGTGCGGCGTATCGTGCCAGAGGTTCCATCGCCCCTCCTACGGTCCCCCGACCTCCGTGCGCGGGCCGATACGGTCGAACGGTTCTACGACCTTCGGCGACAGACGATCACCCGTCGGTGGGAGGCTGGCGAGATCTCGCTGGAGCACCGCGCGGCCCTGTGCGTCGATGTCGAGTATGCACGACTCACGCGGTTATTGAAACTCACTTCGCACTCAAACGCCAGCGCGGACAACACGACAACGCCCGATGAGGAGGAGGAGACGACCATGGCTATGGCAGGAGACCGGCAATACGGCGCGGTGACACGCCTGACCGATCGCGGTTTTGGATTCATTACCGTAAGCCCCGCGCGCCGGTCCTTCTTTTTCCACGCTTCTGGCGTGGCAGAGGACGGCTTCGACGGCCTGACCCTGCAGCAGCCGGTGAGTTTCATTCTGGCAAGCGACGACACCGGGCGCCCGCGCGCCGTCGATGTGCGGACGGTGCGCGACAGCGACAGCGACAGCGACGACGATGGCGACGACAATGACGGTGAGCATAGCTACAACGAGGAGGCGTCAGCATGACCACGCACACATCACGGACTGAGGACACGACCGACAATGCGGCCCTGGCACGCATTGCCCCGTGGGAGCCAGACCCACGCTGGGGCGTGATCCCCAACACGCCGCCGCCGCGCTTCGTCGTGCGCCTCTCCGGTCCCGATGAGGCCGCCGTGCTGTTCGCCAAGGTGCGCGCCGATCAGCGCCTGATGCAACAGCAAATTGAAGCCGCGCACGCCGAAAGGATCAACACGGCCCGCGCCATCTTCAATGCTGGCGACTCGACGCGCAAGCAGTTGGAAGCCGCCATTTATCAAGCCGACGCCGAGCGCATCGCGCGTGAAGACCGGCTGGCCGTGTTCGACGATTACACGCGCGAT